TACACCACACCCGCAATGCTTCAGCGGTCATGATGACCTCAAGACAGATGAGCGTTGGCCTATCATGGCTTACCGTGCGTTTTATGTTGTTGACAAGTTACGCTTTGCAAGGTATAACAAAGGCCGTGAAATGCCACAATGGATGAAAGGTAAGCAGTAATGGAGTATGTAATTGGATGGATAACTATAGAATTGATTGCTCACATTTTAGCTGCAATAGTAAACTGAAAGGAGAATAGATATGAATGTACTTGAAGAAAAGTTTAATGAGTTTGATGCAAATAATCCACATGTGTGGGATTTGTTTGTTAAGTTTGCCGATGAAGCAAAGAACTCTGGTCGCAATGTGTATAGTGTAAATGCTATATTTGAAAGGATAAGGTGGCATACGGACATAGAAACAGTTAGTGATGTTCCTTTTAAGTTATCTAACAATCACAGAGCATACTACGCTCGTAAGTATATGAATAGTGACCCTTCTAGGAATATGTTTTTTCGGACTAAACAAGTGAAAGGGGAATAGGTATGACAAAGAAAAAAACAAAGACCGAATGGGAAATCAACCAAGAGCAGGCTGCTGCCACATGGAAAAGCATGACACCTAAACAACAACAGGCTGTGCTGGAAATGCTACAGGCTTTTGTACCTATCAGACAAGCAGTGTCTGAGTTATGTGAAATCAGCTACGATGATTTACGCAGCATGGATCAGGCATGGTACACGTTAAGGCGGTTACTTGTCGATGACAGTGTTGAAGTAAAATACTGGAACTACTAAAAGAAGAGTTGACTTTGTGATTGCTTACTGATATAAACAAGTATCAGTTACCACTAAAAAAGGAGATATACTATGCCATTAGATTTTATAACTGAAGTAGATTTTGAGCAGGCTATTGCGCCTATCCCAGACCATCTTGACTTTGAGATTGAGTTTGAGGACACTAAAGTACACGACAAGCGTTATGTAGTAAACGCTAGGACAGGTGAGTACATTGGTATCGTAGGTGATAAGTTCAACTGCGCTGACCACACCGCTTTCTTTACTGGTGTGCAGGACGCAATGACAGAACACTTGTCTGATGACCAGTTAGTAAACGCACAGGTTACATGGAAGTCGGCTCGTAAAAATGCGTGGGCATTGATGGACATTGTGCTACCTAACGTGACCACTACTATCACGACTGACAAACACGAAACTAATATCTCACAACGCATTATCGCGCTGCATGGGGTAGATGGATCGTGCAGCAACATGGTTTTCTTTGGTGCTATTGATTTCTTCTGCACCAATGGAATGATACGCGGTGAGCATGATAAGGTTAAGCGTAAGAACACTACGTTCTTTAGCATGAACACGTTCATTGATGAGTTGTTGGCTTCTAAGAGTGCTTTTGACCAGCAGACTGAACAGCTACAAAAAATGGCTAATACGCCTCTGCACGTCAATGTTCCTGATTTGCTGCAGAGTATTGTCAAGTCAGAGAAGAAAGCTGAGAAGATGTTTACTCTTTATAATCAAGAGGTTAGCACACGTGGACGCAACGTGTTTGCATTGTATAGTGCCTTCACAAACTATGCCACATATGCTGATGAGCGTAATGGATTTCTATTGCGTCAGACGCACAATGACAATGATGCTGTCAATATGTTCAAGCGTGAACATGAGGTAGCTACATGGATTGAAACGCCACAGTTCAAACAACTGGTGGCAGCTTAACAAACAGAAAGGGGTGCGTTATGCAAAAGAGAGTTGAACACGCATGGGGTATGCTTATTGGGCTTGCCGTGGGTGATGCGCTTGGCGCACCCCTAGAGTTTCAAAAGGCTCGTGACCCAGACAACTACATTACCAAGTACCACTCCGGTGGTATTTGGGATGTACAGAAAGGTGAATGGACAGATGATACAGCTATGGCCTATGCAATGGGCTGCGCCATTCGGTACAACAAAGGTTTCAATGCACAGGCTATAATGAAAAACTTCCTCAAGTGGTATCTTGATGGTGAGTTCATACCAAGAGGCCGGTGCTTTGATATAGGAACTACCACTGTAAAAGCGTTACAAAATTATGCCAGTTCAGGTACAGTGTATGCTGGTAGTACTGATCCAAAATCTTCGGGTAATGGTGCGCTTATGAGAATTGCACCTATTGTTTTATGTGCTACTTCTCGTGAACACGTTATTCAACTTGCTACACAGCAAACACTATTGACACACGGTAGTGAGGAGTGTGTGAAGTATAGTTGTATGTTGGCAGAAGAATTGTATTGTGGTGAACCTTTGCAAAAGTACGATAAATATCGTCTTCCTATTGATATTGACAGGAATGATGTTATGTCTGGTGGATATGTAAAAGAGACATATGAAGCCGCAATGTGGGCATTTCAAACTACTGATAATTTTAATGATTGTATTATTAAGGCTGTAAATCGTGGTCACGACAGTGATACTACAGGTGCAGTAGCTGGCATGATTGCTGGTGGATACTACGGTGTGTTTGATATACAAGATGGCTTAAAAAGTGATCTGATGTGGTTTAACAAACTGTTAAAGCTGGCATCTGATTTATACTACATAGGAAACAATCATAGACAAGGAAGACCAGATGACAACAGTTAATGAACTGACGCAGAAGTACTATTCTTCTATTGATTACAGGAACTTACGTGACGACACTAAGTCACAGTATCAATACTTTTTAGGCGTTATGATGGACACAAATATTGATGATAAGATATTAGGTAACATAGAATACCGTCAAGTGTCAAGCAAACGTGCTAAGATTGCGTATGATCTTTGGTGTGAAAGAGGAATACCTTTCGCTAATCACGTCATGTCTGTGACTCGTATACTATTCAACTACGCCGTGCGAATGGAACACGTACACGTTAATCCTTTCTCTACGGTGCGTAGGAGAGCCACAGAGAGGCGCAAGACTGTTTGGACTAGGGGTAATATGCAAACCTTTCTAGAGGCCGCGTACAGCGATTTTAAGACCCGCAACATTGGATTGATTGCCCACATGGCGTATGAGTGGTGTCAACGTCTTGGTGACATGCGCTTGCTCACATGGGATGCTATAGACTTTGACAACGCTCGTGTCTTTATAGAGCAATCTAAACGTAAAGCAGAGGTTCATCTGCCTATTGAAGATGACTTGTTGGAAATGTTAGTACAGCAGGAGCAAGACTTCGGGTTCCAGCAGTACGTAGTCCCTCGTCCCTATCCTATTAAGGGTGAGTACAAACCATACACTATACGTAAACTACCAAAATATGCACGGCAAATTATGGATGCAGCGGGACTACCAAAAGAACTACGTCTGTCTGACTTGAGAAGGACAGGCACAACTGAAATGGTAGAAGCAGGTGTCGGTATGGCACAAATAATGTCGGTTACAGGCCATGCTAACCCACAATCTGTAAAGCCATACATGAAAAATACGTATTCTAGTGCAAATAGTGCATTGACAGCTAGAAAAATACATGGTAAAAGCATCTAACTGCCGCAAAGGAAAGTGATATAATATGAATAATATATATAATATAGTAAGTGATTTACACTTATCTAATGGAGAAAGTAAGCGTATGAACTGCCCTGAGTGTGGTGGTCTAAAGACATTCACTGTGACCAATAACATGGGTAGTCTCGTATGGAATTGCTACAAAGTGTCTTGTCGTGTCAGTGGTGGCACACGTGTACACCTATCTGTAGACGATATACGTGCAGGCTTTGCAGGTGCAGAGCAGTTTGCTACGCAGACATTTGAACTTCCTAGTTACATTGTACCGCACAGAGATAAGCGCAGCGTACTCAGCTTCTGCTTTCGTTACAAGCTAGACCCAGATGAGTTAGGCGTAATGTATGATGTGAAGGATGACAGAATTGTTTTTCCTGTTGTACATGATGGAAGGATTGTAGATGCTACAGGCCGTGCTATCGGTAAGCGTCTACCTAAATGGAAAAGATACGGAAAAAGTGGCTTGCCATACACGTATGGTTGTGGTAAAGTCGCAGTTGTTGTTGAGGACTGTGTAAGCGCAGCCGTTGTTGGTTACGGCTCCTTTGTCGGGGTTGCGCTTCTTGGGACATCTCTACAAGAGGCGCATAAAGGGTATCTTGCACAGTTCTCAACAGCGATTATAGCATTAGACCCCGATGCGTTACCGAAGACGCTACAGATGGCGAAGGAATTACGAGGACACGTCAACGATGTTCGTGTACTCAAGCTGAAAGATGACTTGAAATATCGTAACCCGACAGATATGGAGAATTTAAATGGAATTATCACTGATTAGAAGTTTGATGGACAAGGAGTTCTACGAAGATCATCGTGGCGCACGTTGTCCAGACCGCTTGTTTAGTAAGGACGTGCGTAAGATTAAGCAGGCTATTGATACAGCTATGGATCGTTACGAGCGTACTGTAACACCAGATGAGATTGAGGCATTGTTTATGTCAAACAATCCTACGCTGACAACTGCACAAAAACAGGCGTACTCTGCCTTGTTTCATAAGATTAAGGCAGAACAGCCTATGGGCAGTGACGTGGCTCAAGAAGTGTTGTCTAAGCTGTTTCAACAGGTAGTAGGTGAGGACATTGCCAACTTAGGATTTGACTACGTGAATGGTGACAAGTCTAGCCTTGAGCCTTTGCGTCAGCTTCTTGAGCAGTATGGAGATGACTTCACACCCGATCTAAATATTGAGTGGGATGACATTGACATGGACACATTGCTGCTACGCAATGACCTAGAGGCACGTTGGACATTCAACATTCCTAGCCTTACACGTAAGGTTGAGGGGGTAAACGCAGGACACCTGATTGAGATTGGTGCAAGACCTAACACCGGCAAGACATCCTTTCACGCCAGCTTGATTGCAAGTCCGGGTGGCTTTGCACAACAAGGTGCTAACTGCATTGTGTTGTGTAACGAGGAAGGCTACCATCGTGTAGGTGCTAGATACCTTACTGCTGCCACAGGCATGACTATGCAGGAGATTAAGAAGAACCCTGCCAAGGCTCGTGAATTGTATGAGCCTGTAAAGAACCGCATCAAGATCAAGGATGCCACAGGTCGGGATATGAATTGGGTGGAGTCTGTATGCAAGTCCTACAAGCCAGACATCGTTCTTCTTGACATGGGTGATAAGTTCGCTAAAGGTGGATTTGCCAGACAGGATGAATCACTCAAGGCTAACGCCGTACACGCGAGGCAGATTGCCAAGCAATATGAGTGTGCTGTATTCTACATGTCTCAGCTATCTGCAGAGGCAGAGGGTAAGGTTCTGTTGAACCAGTCTATGATGGAAGGCTCACGTACAGGTAAGGCTGCTGAAGCTGACCTGATGGTCTTGATTGCTAAGAACCCTGTGGTTGATGGGCAGGAAGAAGAAGATACCCAGCGTCACTTGAACGTAGTAAAAAATAAGTTGTCAGGTTGGCATGGTGTGGTACACTGTGAACTTGAATACAGAACAGCGAGGTATACAGTATGAAGCTAACACTGGATGTAGAAAACACAACAACAACAAGGGATGGTAAGTTACACCTTGATCCATTTGAATCAGAGAACTCACTTACACTCGTGGGTATGCTAAATGACCAAG